AAAGGCACTTGAAATCAAAGCTAAAAATCCTACAAAAAGCCTTTCTTACTATGATGAGGAAATGGAAAACTGTGCGGAAAGCTATGCCGAGTATGTTATTGAACAGTATATGAAAGCAAAAAATAACTGCTCTGACCCGTTGGTACTCATAGAACAAAGGCTTGATTTTTCAAGCTATGTGCCGGAGGGGTTTGGCACGGGTGACTGTGTAATTGTTGCCGACAACACACTATCGGTTATTGATTACAAGCACGGTCAGGGTGTGCTTGTTGAAGCTGAAAACAATCCTCAGATGATGTGCTATGCCCTTGGTGCATTGGAGTTGTTTGACGGCATTTATGATATTGAAAATATCAATATGACAATTTTTCAGCCAAGGCGAGAAAATGTCAGTACATACAGCATATCAAAGACGGAGCTTCTGAACTGGGCAAATGATGTGTTAAAGCCTACGGCAGAACTTGCGTACAATGGTGGCGGTGAATTCAAAGCCGGAGAGTATTGTCGATTCTGCAAGGCAAAGGCGACTTGCAGAAAGAGAGCCGAGTACAATCTTCTGCTTGCAAAGTACGAGTTTGAACTTCCGTCACAGCTTGAAGATGCCGAGATTGAGGTTATTCTTTCAAAGGCAGATGAATTGGTTTCTTGGGTGACAGATGTTAAGGAATATGCTTTGCAGTCAGCCATAGGCGGTAAAAAGTGGACTGATTGGAAATTGGTTGAGGGCAGAAGTAACCGCAGGTATGTGAATGAAAATACTGTGGCAGACACAGTAAAGGCAGAGGGTTATGACCCGTATGAACATAAAGTCCTTGGAGTAAAGGCAATGACGAAGCTGCTCGGCAAGGCAAAATTTGAGGAATTGCTTGGTGGTCTTATCGAAAAACCACAGGGCAAACCTACTTTAGTGATTAGGACGGACAAGCGTCCCGAAATAAATACAGTATGTGATGATTTTAAGGAGGAAAATTAAATGAGCGTAAAAGTGATTGTACCATGCAGATTTAGTTATTTGAATTGTTGGGAGCCTGCGGGCATTAACGGAAGTGAGCCGAAGTACAGTGTTTCGGCTATCGTTCCAAAGAGTGACACGGCAACCATCAATAAGATTAAGACGGCTATTGAACAGGTGAAAAAGGAAAGTGTGTCTGTTTGGGGCGGTAAGGTTCCGGCAAACTTAAAGCTGCCGTTGCGTGATGGTGACATTGACAGACCCGATGATGAGGTTTATGTCGGTTCATACTTCTTTAATGCAAATTCAAAGCAGAAGCCACAGGTTGTAGACAATAAGGTTCAGCCTATTTTGGACACAAGCGAGGTGTACAGCGGTTGTTACGGCAATATCTCCGTAAACTTCTATGCCTATTCTGCTAACGGCAATAAGGGTATTGCTGTCGGCTTGGGTAATATTCAGAAGCTGAAGGACGGAGAATCACTCGGCGGCAGAAGTAATGCGGCAGATGATTTTGAAACCGTGGAAGATGATGATTTTCTTTCATAATTGATTTTGGGAGGTTGGCTCGAAAGAGCTGACCTCTGTCTAAGGAGAAGTTTATGAAAAATTTGAGTATTGATATTGAAACTTTTTCGAGTGTAGACCTCTCAAAGTGCGGTGTGTACAAGTATTGTGAAAGCGAGGATTTTGAAATTCTGCTTTTTGGCTATTCGGTGGATTACGGTGAGGTTGTGGTTATTGATTTGGCACAGGGCGAAAAAATACCCGATGAAATCATCAATGCTTTTGATGATGAAAACATTACTAAATGGGCATTTAACTGCACTTTTGAGCGTATCTGTTTATCTGCATACCTCAGAAAATATTATCCCGATAAGCTAAGCTACACAACTGTTGAATATACAGACAGCAATTACCTCGAACCGTCCTCTTGGAGATGTACGATGATATGGTCGGCTTATATGGGCTTACCTCTTTCGCTTAAAGGTGTCGGTGCTGTACTTGGCTTAGAGGAACAGAAACTTGATGAGGGTAAAAGTCTTATAAGATATTTTTGTGTGCCTTGCAAGCCAACTAAGATAAACGGCGGCAGAACAAGAAATCTGCCGTACCACGCAACGGATAAATGGGAGTTGTTTAAGATTTATAACAAGCGAGATGTTGAGGTTGAAATGAATATACAAAAGAAATTGCAGAATTTTCCTGTACCCGAATTTATATGGGACGAGTACCATCTTGACCAAGAGATAAACGACAGAGGGATTGCTCTCGATATGCAGTTTGCCGAAAATGCAATTAAGTTTGACAGCTTGACAAAGGCAGAGTTAAACAGGAGTATGCAGGAAATTACACAGCTTGAAAATCCAAATTCCGTACTTCAAATGAAAGAATGGCTTTCGGAAAACGGACTTGAAACCGATAGCTTGGATAAAAAGGCTGTTGCGGAATTGCTAAAAACAGCACCGCCAAAGCTGGCAAAGGTGCTTGAATTCAGACAGCAGCTTGCTAAGTCCTCCGTAAAGAAATATCAAGCTATGCAGAATGCTGTCTGCAAAGACGGACGAGCAAGAGGAATGTTTCAATTTTACGGAGCAAACCGCTCCGGTCGATTTAGCGGAAGATTGGTGCAACTGCAGAATTTACCTCAAAACCACATATCAGACCTTGAAGATGCAAGGAATATAGTTAAAAGCGGTGATTTTGAAAGTATGAATATGCTTTATGACAATATTCCTAACATCTTATCCGAACTCATTAGAACTGCCTTTGTACCTCAGAATGGTTATAAATTTATTGTTGCAGATTTTTCGGCAATTGAAGCCCGTGTGATTGCGTGGCTTGCGGGTGAAAAATGGCGAGATGAGGTTTTTAGAAACGGCGGAGATATTTATTGTGCATCCGCATCGCAGATGTTCGGCATACCAGTAGAGAAGAACGGAATAAACGGACATCTCCGTCAAAAAGGTAAAATCGCAGAACTCGCACTTGGATATGGCGGCTCGGTTGGTGCTTTAAAGGCTATGGGTGCGTTGGATATGGGATTGACGGAAGATGAATTGAAACCACTTGTTGACTCTTGGCGAAGTGCCAATCCAAACATTGTAAGGCTTTGGTGGGATATTGATGATGCCGTGAAAAGAGTTGTTACGGAGAGAACATCGGCACAGGTCAAGGGTATAAAAATATTTTACAAAAGCGGTATTCTTTTCATCACTTTGCCGTCAAAGCGTACCCTTACTTATGTTAAGCCGAGAATGGGATTAAACCAATTCGGTGGTGAGTCCGTAACCTACGAGGGGATTGGAGCGGCAAAGAAATGGGAACGAATAGAAAGCTACGGTCCGAAGTTTGTGGAGAATATCGTTCAGGCAATAGCAAGGGATATTTTACTTTATGCTATGAAAACTTTAAGGAATTGTTCCATCGTTGCCCATGTACACGATGAGCTTATTATTGAAGCAGATATGCGTATGTCGCTTGGTTCGGTCTGTGAGCAGATGGGCAGAACACCTCCGTGGGCAGATGGTTTGTTGCTTAGAGCGGACGGATACGAATGTAAATTTTATAAAAAAGAATAAAAAGTGTCCAATCACACCTCCTGCCAAGGCTATAAGGTAGGAGGTGTTTTCTATTATGACAGAAAAACAAAAAACACAAATTAAGGAATTAAGACAGCAAGGCTGCGGATATATAAAAATAGCACAGATACTTGGCATATCTGATAATACCGTCAAGTCCTTTTGCAGAAGGAACAATTTGACAGAGGTTAAGACTAAGAAAACAAAAATAAACAAGAGCGTGTGTAGACAATGCGGTGAAGTGATAATTCAAACGGGCAGCAAAAAGCCTAAGAGTTTTTGCTGTGATGACTGCCGAAAAAAATACTGGAAAGAAAACCAATCCAAGATAAACAGGAAAACGGCAATAAAATATGTATGCACCGTCTGCAATAAAACTTTTGTAGATTATGCGAGAAATGAAAGAAAGTATTGTAGTTTTGACTGCTATGTAGCAGACCGTTACAAAGGCGGTGATTATTAATGCTTGATTTCAAAAGCGAAAAAATGTATCAGCTTACTATGAACAAGGTAAAGCTGATGCTTAAAAACGGCTTGATAACAGAGGATGAATACGCTGAAATTGATACAATTTTCCTAAAGAAATACAACCCAACTTTGGGCATTTTATATTCCGATAATTGCTTGCAATAAGCCGTCTTTAGAGTGATTAATAGGTAGGAAAGGAGTGGTTTTATGCGTAAAATCAGCAAAATAGAGCCAAGAATACCTACAGTTCCGCAGAAAATCAAAGTTGCGGCTTACGCAAGGGTATCAGTGGAAAAAGGCAGAACATTGCATTCACTCTCGGCTCAAATAAGTTATTACAACGATTTAATACAAAGTAATCCCGAATGGGAGTTTGCCGGAATATACGCAGATAGCGGTATAAGCGGCACAGGCAAAGATGCAAGAGATGAGTTTCAAAGACTTATTTCGGATTGTGAAGCAGGAAAAATAAATATTGTTTTAACCAAAAGCATATCAAGATTTGCAAGAAATACAGTTGATCTGCTTGAAACGGTAAGGCACTTACGAGAACTTGGAATTGAGGTAAGATTTGAAAAAGAACATATTAATTCCCTGTCTGGTGACGGAGAATTGATGTTGTCTATACTCGCATCATTTGCTCAAGAGGAAGTTATCAGCTTAAGCAATAATGTAAAATGGGGTACGAGAAAAAGATTTCAGCAAGGTATACCTAATGGACGATTTCAAGTTTATGGTTATAGATGGGAAGATGAGCATCTGGTAATAGAACCAAGCGAGGCTGAAATTGTAAAGCTGATATACAATAATTTCCTTAATGGGTTATCAGCAGAGCGTACAGAGAAACAACTTGAAGAAATGGGTGTTAAATCCTATAAGGGACTGCATTTCTCAAACAGTTCAATTCGTCAGATATTAAGCAATATCACATATACGGGAAATCTTTTATTTCAAAAAGAATATATTGTAGACCCTATTACAAAAAAGCGTAAGAGAAATAAAGGTGAATTACCACAATACTATGTTGAGGGAACTCATGAGGCTATTATTGACAAGGAAACCTATGATAAAGTTCAAGAAGAAATAGCCCGCCGCAGAAAACTTGGAGTTTTTGCAAATACGAGTATAAAAACAACCTGTTTTACTTGCAAAATTAAATGTGCAAAATGCGGCAGAAGTTTTTCCAGAAGTGGCAAAAGACAAAGAAAAGATGCTAATGCAGTGTATTATGTTTGGATTTGCCTAAACAAAAAGGATAACGGCAATAAGGTATGCGACAGCAGAACTATTCCCGAAATTACTTTAAAATCGGTTTGTGCCGAGGTTCTTGGATTAAGTGAGTTTGATGAAAATGTATTTCTTGAACAGGTTGATAAAATATATGTTATCGATAATGAAACATTGGAATTTCATTTTTACGATGGCAGAGTTGTGACGAAAAAATGGAAGTCGACTGCGAGAAAGGACTGCTGGACTGAAGAACGAAGAAAGGCTTGCAGTGAACTTCGCAGAAATAAAAGTTCAAATCCAAACCGATATAATGAATTTACAGGTTTTATAAAGTGTGGTTGCTGCGGAGAAAATTTCAGAAGTCAAGCAAGCACCTATTCCGACGGCGGAAAGGTTAGAATATGGCGATGTTGTAAAGCCTGCGGAAATAAGGCGATTAAAGACCATACAATGAAAGGCTTGGTGTGTGATGTTTTGAACCTAAGCGAGTTTTCCGAGGAAGAAATGGATAAGAACATAGAGAAAGCAGAAGTTAATCAAAACAAGGTAATATTCCATTTCAATAACGGAAAAACGGAAACAAGGGAATTTGTTGAAAAGAAACACGGTACAAAACATACCGAGGAATACAAAGCCTATATGAGTAAGATTATGAAAGGAAGGAGAAAAAAGAAGTGCCAAGAGTAAAATCGGTTACAACAATACCTGCGACCATAAATCGTTTTAATTCCGCTCAGCTTGTGGAATCAGTAAAACGCCGTGTAGCCGCCTACGCTCGTGTTTCAACCGACAACGAGGAACAGCTTACATCATACGAGGCACAGGTTGATTATTACACAAACTACATAAAAGGCAGAGATGATTGGGAGTTTGTTTCGGTATTTACCGATGAGGGTATAAGCGGAACATCAACCAAACACAGAGAGGGATTTAAGAGTATGGTTGACAGTGCCTTGTCGGGAAACATTGACTTGATAATAACAAAAAGTGTATCGAGGTTCGCAAGAAACACTGTTGATAGCCTTACAACCATAAGAAAATTAAAGGAAAACGGAGTTGAGTGTTATTTCGAGAAAGAGAATATTTGGACTTTCGATGGTAAGGGAGAATTGCTCCTAACCATAATGTCGAGCCTTGCCCAAGAAGAAAGCCGTTCAATATCGGAGAATGTAAAATGGGGACACAGAAAACGATTTGCAGACGGTAAAGTAAGCATTCCGTTCAGCCATTTCTTAGGCTATAAAAAAGGCG